CTCGCCCGCGCGCTACGCCTACTACGTGGACGTAGGCGACCTTCCGCCGGGGCAGGCGATGGCGTACGTGAATCACGTCAAGCGTGAGTTCCGGAAGAAGAAGACCTTCAATCCGAGTACCGGGTTCCTGAACCTTCGGCACAACCCACTTGGGATGAATGAGGATGTGTGGTTGCCCATGCGCGCGGGACAGGAGACTACGCGCGTAGATGTGCTCTCTGGTCCTGACTATCAGGTGACGGATGACCTGGAGTACTTCCGCGGCAAGTTGTTCTCAGCGATCAAGGTTCCGCGCAGCTATCTTGGCTTCGAGCCCGAGGCCAGTAGGGCTGCGTTGTCGCAGGTTGATGTGCGTTTCGCTCGGACAGTGATGCGGATCCAGAGAGAGATTCGCAACGGCTTCAAGGCGATCGCTCGTGTCCACTTGGCGATCTTGGGTATCGATCCAGATCAGGTCGAGTGGGACATCCACATGACGATCCCGAGTCACGTCTTCGAGCTTGCACAGCTCGAACTTCGTACGGCGCGGATGGATCTGGCCGACAGGATGCAACTGTGGATGCCGAAGCCGTGGGTCCTGGAGAACATTCTCAGGCACAGCTCTGGCGACTCGGTCTACCTCACCAAGTCGAAGGAAGAAGAAGACCGGCAGCGTACGCGGCGTGAGGCGCAGACTCAGGCCGAGATCATTCGCGACTACCCCGAGGCGGTGCAGCTTGGCGTTGGGATGGTCGGTCAGCCTCCGGACACGCTTGGGGGCGAGCAGCAGCAGGGGTCTCCGGGCGGGACTACGCCATCTGGACAGAAGCAGGAGTCAGCGCTGACGCAGGATCAGCTTGAGTCTGTCCTCGATGACAAGCTCGTGCGGCTGGAGAAACGGTTGGACAAACTTGACGGCGTGGTGCCCAAGGTCGAAGATTTGCAGCGTGATATGCGCCGAAGGCGACAGATCCGGAGAACCGGCTGATGGAATCCTTCATTGAGTATGAGGCTTTGGCCGGGCTGCGTAAGGGCAGCATGGAGTCGTTTACCGAGTATCTGTCGGCAGCGGCGACCAAGAAGCTCGGTGAGGACGTGGCGGTGATCGCTACACATCGGGACCATGCCTTCGGTGTCGCTGGCGATCGGGTCGTCAAGATCACCTGGAAGCGGACAGAAGAAGGGACAAAGATCTCGGTAAAAGGGTCCAAAGTTCCTGTGATCACTGAGGAAACGGTGGATACGTTCGCGGCCAAAAGGCTGGCTGAAACCGTCGACTCGATCATGGATGGTGACCTGGAGGGCTCGCGCACACGATTGCGCGGCCTTGCTCACTACGTCCAGTCTGGCGGCAGATACTGGGCAAGTGATGGCGCGAAGTCGATCGCAGGTGTGACCGAGGAAGTGTCACCGTGGCTGGCTCAGTACGAGTCCAACCGCAAAGCGATTCGCAAGGCGGTTCATGGTGTGCTTGGCGAGACTGAGGCGAAGGTCCCGCGTACTCCGTACGCGCGTATCCCTAGCGATCGAATCAGTGAGTTCGATGTTGAGATCAGGGAGTCGCTTGCTGCGATCGGCAAGCTGATCGATGAGATGCCTGACCTGAGCAGCCTCGCCTTCACCGAAGAAGAGTCTGAGGGTGTCGAGCTGGCCTCAGCGCGTGATGCTCTCGTGTCTGAGTCAGCGATACTCAAGGAAGCCGTGGGGCAGATCCTTCGGTTCCTTCGTCCCACCGACCTCCTACTTGCCGCAAAATGTCATGACATTCTTGCGGAGCGACTGAAGCCGATGCTAGTCGTAGGGAAGTTCCTTGCCCGTTTGAGTGAGCAACAGAGCAGCGGAGACAATCATGCTTCATCACCGTAAAGCCCCCTCGACCAAGCTGGAAGAAGACCTCCAATCCTTGGGTATCGCTGGAGATCCCTCGGACATTCACGGCCTGGCAACGATGACCGTCGAGGACGCCGTGGTTGGCATTGGCCTGAAGGGCCATGGTGGCGACGGTGGCGAAGATGGCGGCCAGATCACCGAAGACGCCGACGGCAATGAGCCCGGCGATGGTGGCGAGCAAGTCGCGGAGGGGGCGGAGAGCGACCCCATCGACGGCAAGTTCGTGACTCGTGAGCTGCTGTCTCGGATCGTCAATCTCCCCATGGACACCATGGAGGAAGCTGACTTCGACGAGATTCTGGAAGGGCTCAAGACGAAGGATCTTCCGGAGGATGACGAGGAGCTGGCCAATCTGGCTGAGGCAGTGGTCGAGCAGCTTGTCGAGGGCAAGCTCCAGAAGATCCGCCAGGCCAAGGGCGGTTTCAAGCGCAAGGCCAAGGCCGGCTTCCAGATGAAGGGCGGCAAGATCAAGCGCATCGCTACCGGCGAGCGCATCACGAAGCGCCGCGAGCGGAAGAAGTACATGCGCGGCAAGGGCAAGGTGCTTGCGAAGCGGTGGCAGAGGACCGTGGGCAAGCGGCATGGAAAGCGACTCGCGCATCGCAAGCCGCTCTCGGCCAGCACTCTTGCGCTCGACCTCGGCAGCCTGATGGCCGAGAGTCGCCATGGTGAGACCTTCGCTCCGGCGGTCGAGCGCCTGGCGCGGATCTTCAATCTGCTCGATGAGCAGATCGCGGACGCGGATGTCTGCCGCATCATGGAGGAGACCTGGAATTCCTTCGAGGACTCGATCACCGAGGACACCACCGAAGACTCGTTCATGGAGTCGATCCGCCCCTGCCTGATGCTGGTCAAGCGTTGCTTGGAGCACATCGAGAAGCAGGACCAGGAGGAAGAGTACTCCGAGGGTGGCAAGGAGAAGCCCAAGGGCGGCAAGGGCAAGGGCAAGAAGACCGTCGAGAAGGTGTCAGGTCAGGATGCCGGCACGGGGCACTCCCACGAGGACACTGACGACGACGAGCTCGACGACGACGAGGGTGACGAAGACCCTACCTAGGCGAGCGGGCCCGGAAGCGTCGGACTGCCTATCGGAGTGGCCGGCGCGAGATGGCCGGTCTTAGCTCGATCAGACAAGATTTGAATCCCGAGGGCATCAAAACGAAGCGGAAGGTTTCCAAGAGACTGAAGCGGAGGCAGAAGGTCGGCCCGGTTGGAAACGACCGAACAGATCTCAAACCAAAGTTCTGGAAGCGGTACTGATCGATGACCATGCCTCTGATTCAAGAGTGGACTCCCCTGAACTACACCCTCGAAGAAGGGAAGGATGGGGGCAAGACGATTCTTCGGGGCGAGTTCGGTCGGGTCGATGTTCCGACTCAGAACAAGCGCTTCTATTCGCGCGCGCTCACGCAGCGCGAGATCAATCGGCTCAACGAAGACCTTACGCAGCGTCGGGTCTACGGTGAGTTGGATCATCCTTCGGACGGCAAGACCAAGTACCAGCGTGTCAGTCACATCATCACCGACCTGAAGATCGAGAGCGATGGGCGGGTTGTCGGTGAGGCCGAAGTGCTTGATACGCCAAATGGTCGGATCGTGGAGGCGATCGCCAAGGCCAACGGCGGTCTGGGCGTTAGTTCGCGTGGCTTCGGCTCGGTGACGACTCGTCAGGACGGCGTACAAGAGGTCGGCGAAGACTTCCGGCTCAAGACCTACGACATTGTGGTCGACCCGGCGATGAAGACGGCGCACCCCGAGGTGTTTGCCGAGTCGCTGATGGAGTCCAATGACTACGATTGGGTTGCCGAGCTGAAGGCTGACTTCCCCCACTTGGTCGAGGAGATCGCCAAGGAAGAAGCGGCGAAGGCGAAGGAGGCGGCCGAGAAGGCTGTTGCGGACGCCATCGAGCAGAACACTTCTGGTGCGGTCAAGGAGCAACGTGAGGAGTTCGAGCGTCGTCTGGCAGAGGTGATGTCGAAGCTCCGCGAGGAAGTGTCGGATGACCTTCGTGAGGAGTACGAGGCAGATCCTGCAAACGGTGCAGCGAAGACTGTGCTGGAGCAGATCGCATCACTGGTGGCGGCGTTCAAGCCTGATTCCGATGAGCAGGCAGTACGTGACGCGCTCAAGGCGAAGGACGTGGAGCTTGCCAAGGTCAACGAGTCTGTTGATCAGTGGCGAGACCTTTCGAAGAAGCTGGGCTATCAGCTCTGCATCGAGCGCGAGACTGTCGGTCATCCGATGCAGGAAACGATCGTTGCCGCGCTCGGTGATGTGATGAAGTTCGAGAGCATGGAAGCTCTCAAGGCGGCGGTCGAGAAGGTTCGCGATGATCTCGATGAGGTAATTCCCAACGATGATGACCAGGCTGCTCGTGAGGAATCTGAGGCTGTTGCTGGGAAGAATGGGGAGATCCGTGCGCTCAAGGAGCAGCTTTCCGATCTGGAGGAGAGGTACGGAGAGTTGAGTGGCAAGTTCGATCGAGCCCTTCAGCTTGCCGAGTCACTTCAGACGAAGCTCACGACTGAGACAGATCGGGCTGATGCATTCGAAACTCAGTCTCCTGACAGTACTCTTTCAGAGGCCAAGTTGAAGGCAGTTGTTGGGTTCGTGAACGCTCCACAACTTCTTGAAATGCTTGAAGATGTTACCGACAAGAACCAGATCAAATCGATCGTGGAGATGCACGGTAGCAAGACGATTTCAGACTCGACCCTGGAACAGTTGCGTCAGAAGCTGACGCGCGGCAACAGGCATGATGGGGCTGATACCTTGCAGGAAGACGGCGAACCTGGACCCGTCAATCAGGGTAGTTCAGCATCGTTCATGGATCAGACAGCAGCGGAGATTCTTGAACTCGCTGATGTCGTTGCCGACAGGCCCTAGAGGCCAGCACTTTCCAGGAGAAAACGAGTCATGGAAGCCAGAGCACTCATGGAGTCCGCGCGCGGTACAAAGGGCGCGATCGATCAGGGCTACGTCCAGCACGTCGTGAAGAAGTGGGCGAAGGTTCTCGAAGGTGTCGACACCGGATACCAGCGTGCCTGCCTGGGCATCCTTCTCGAAAACGAGATGGATCACCTCAAGCAGCTCCATGAGGAAACGCTTTCCACGGGCGTTGGTGCGTTTACCAAGTACATCTTCCCGATTCTGCGCCGGGTGTTCCCGAACCTGATCGCCAACCAGATCGTGAGCGTTCAGCCGATGAGCGCGCCGATCGGCGGTATTTTCACGTACGAGTACAGGTACGACGACACCAAGGGCAACGCGACTGCGAACAACAACCTCATAGAGGATTTCCAGAAGTTCTACAGCTCGGAGTTCATCGACTTCGAGGTCAAGGTTGCCGCGGC